AATTATTGTGCAATTTTCTGAATTTGCTCATTTATAGGTAGATATATATTACTTTCCTACTTCTTTTGTAAATCGAAAAGAATTTTTCGGAATGATGAAAGATTTATACACTTCTGCATCTGGTTCTATGACATTTCTAATTGCTAGTACGGGAGTTGATCCTGATGTTTACATGAGCGTAATGGATTCTGAAATTGAAGATGGCATATATGAGAAATATTTACCACATCAAACAGCATGGACATCTAATAATGATACTGGGAATGAAAGTGGAAGACCTAAAACGGATAATCCATCTGAAAACACATTAAAATCTCAAGCTAATAATGGTAATGCGATACCAAGTCCAAGCGACAAATAACATAATTTAATAATAATCAAAAGCTTATGTTTATAGGCTTATGTTATTATACAAAATTTTAAGGAGGATGATTTATGTTAGGAAAAATCCTTGAAATTTCAAAGCAGACTTCTAAAGGTGGACGTATCCCTATCAAAATTGCTCTATTAAAGATTCACGAAAATGAAAAAGAAACAAATAAAAATGGTCTCCATTGGAAGGAAGAATATGTGCTTAATGCAATAGATAGTGTAAAACTTATGCCTATCTGTGCTTCCTTTTGTGATGAAACAAAATCAACTCCTCTTGATCATGGTTTAACTGGTGAGGAAATTGATAATAATGGAGTCTGCGAACCTTTATTTGAAAATTCCGAAACTGTTGGATGTTTTGAGAGTGCCAACATTGAGGATATAAATGTGAATGGAAACAACATTAGAGCTTTAGTTGCAAATGGATTTTTATATAACCAACGATATCCTAATTTTGTTAAATGGGTAAGACAAAACAAAGCACTAGGGAATGTTGATAGTTCTATAGAAATTATGGGGTTAGAAATTAATGATAACAAAATTGTATATGAAGAATCAGAGCCAAAAGAGGAATTTCGCACACCAAAACAATTTATTTTTTCTGGTACTTCTATTTTATCAGTTTCTCCCGCAGACGATAACGCCATTGTACTTGAAGTCGCACAAAAACAGGAAAATAAGGAGGACAAAACTTTGGATGAAAAGGAATTAAAAGAATTAATCCAGTCTACTATTTCTGAAACAAATAGTAAAAATGAAGAGTTTATTGCAAAGATTAATGAACTCAATTCTACAATTAGCGAGAAGGATTCTGTTATTGCAGAAAAGGAAAATAAAATTGTAGAACTCAATGCTTCTATTGAGCAGTTACAAGGTGCTCTAAATAAGCTAAAGGCAGACCATGAGACATATTGGGCTGAAAGAGAACTGCTTGAAAAGGAACTTGTAAAGGCTAAAGTAGCAGAAAAACTTGGTGAATTAGAATCTACCATTAGCGAGTTTAATGATGATGAAAAAGCAGTCGCAAAAGACGATATTGACAAATTAAAAGCAAATTTGAACGCGTGTGAAAAGAAAGATGAATTAAATAATGCTACTGCTGAAATCAATTCTATTAAGTCTAAGATTTGTATGTACATTGTTGAAAAACAAAAGAAAGCTGATGTTGAAGCAAAGGTGGCAGAACAGAATTCTGCAAAAGAAAATAAGGAAAGTGAAGTAATTGATATCTTCTCTGAAATATGTTCTGAGGCACAAGGCAAAGATAATGAAGAAGATGTCAATATATTTTAAGGAAATTTTAGGAGGAAAATAAATGGTAAAATTTAGGAGTGTTGGTCAGATTGAGCATGGGAACTATCCATTTGAGGACGCTGTTATAGATGCAGATATTATGAATGGTGCACTTGGTGATGTGTCAAATGGGAAATTTACTGTTAGTGATTCTGGTAAGAAAGTCATTATGCAGGTTGAAGTCGGCAATGATGAATATATGGATAAATATAAGATTCCCGCTGGTTCTCACGTTCGTGTTCTTGATCCTGAAAAGGTTATCGGAGAACTTGAAGTATATGGATATCCACTTCCAGATACTTTTGCTGTTGGTGATACAGTTGGTTGTTTTACAATTACTGAAATTATTGGAAATAAACTTGGTGCTGTAGTAAAAGTTACAGACTCTACTACAAAAACTGAATAATTAAAGGAGGTACACAATATATGTCTTATATTATTGAATTGAATAATGAACGCAAAGATGCTAACTTTGCAAGTGGTAAAGTAAATGGCAAATCGGCTGTTGTTGAAATTTTTTCTGCAATGGTCGAAGGTAAGGAATTATCTCCTTATGGTAAGAAAGCTGATGTTGCTGCCAAATACATTAAAGAACTTAATTCCAAGGCAATTTCTGGTGATCCAAATGCAATTTCTGAATTAAATGAAATTAGACGTTTTGCTATGCAACCAATTCTTTTAAAGGAAATTAAACTGCTTGGGATTTATGGTAATTATACGCCTATTGGTTACAATGAGTCTTGTGAAGTAGAAATTCTTGATTTCACAAATCTTTCTGCAAATGAACAAGCACCTGGTCAAGATGTTCATTTCCCTTTGCTGCGCAAGAAACGCGTTCCTATCGCTACTATCACTATTTCTGGTGGTTATGCTGTAGATTATAGGAAAGCAGCTCTTGGTGATATGACTGATGAAAATGAATTACAAGATCAGGTTCGTATTCAGATTAGGAATAAAGCTGCAAAATATGTTGTGGAAACTATTTATAAAGCAATTAAAAATGCTACCGGCGTAAAATACTTTTTTGAAGGTGCTGGTATGACAAAAACTGGGGTTGATGATGTAATCAGCAAAGTCAGACGTTTTGGTAAACCTACAATTTCTGGTGATTATGCACTCATTTCTCAGTTTAATGGATTTGCTGGATATAATGGTGTGACACCTACTGTAAATGGCATTTCCGAAACTGTCATGAATGAAATCCATAATACAGGTCTTATGGGTGTATACAATGGAAGCACACTCTCTGGGATTCCAAATCCTTATGATTTATATCATCTTAATAAGGATGGAAATAATTTTGATACAATGCTTCCAGCAGGGCTTGGTTATGTAATTCCTACTGGTGGTCAATCTCCTATCTACTCTATTACCCGCGGTGGTCTAACCTCGTTTAGTGGTAACGATATTACTACTGGTCAGCTTTTAACTAGGTATGATTTAGAAGTGGGCGCACTTGTAGCACCTGGAGGAGAATATCGTATTGGTATGCTGCATGATAAAAATCTTGATTCTCTTGCTGAGTAATTAGAATTTTTTTATAGGGAATAGAATACTCTATCCCCTACCTTAGTTAAATGGTGATTATCATGAACGATATTTTCTATTGTTATTCTAAAAAAATGAGTTTATTTTTACGTTCTATGAAAGAAGAATACATTACAGTTGACGAAAATCAAAAAACTCATACAAAATATTGGACTTTTTATAAATCAGAACGTTTAGATTCTCTTATCAAATTATGGAACACAATTAAAAATCAATAGTCGAAAAAAATAAATTAGTTGTTATGGAGGCAAAAATGTTTGAAGAAAAAAATAATGAAGAAATCAGATTAGATAAAAAAGTAACTGTCCGAAGTATTGCACCGTGGACTACTGGTTCCACTAGGAAAACAAGTGTTGGCGACATTACTATTCCTGCATTAGGAACAGTCCTACTTTCTCGTGAAGAAATTATTGCTCAGGGACAAAACGGCAATACCCTTATCACTGGTGTAGATGGTGTTGGCAGTCACGCTACTTGGTATATCGAAGATGATTATACACGAAACGAATTGAGTTTCGACATAGATAATAACAAACAAGAATTTTTAACACAAGATGAAATTCAAAGGATTTATGGACTAAAAACACAGAAATCTTTTGAAGATAATATCAAAAAGAAAGTAGTAACACGTGCCGAGAAATTGTATTTATTACATACTATTAAATCTCTTAAATTCAATGATTATAATAAAAATGCTTTTTGCGAAGAATATTGTGGTCGTAGAATTATTGAAATTTAATAAAATATGAGGTGAATCATGGCAGAAATAACAATGGCACAAGATGTTATAAATAGTTTTGAATCAAGTTTTGCTGATAAACAGATTTTACCACAATCACTTGAAATAATGTGGTTAAAAAAAGCTGTTGGTAGATATTCTGCTGAATTAGATGAATTAAATTTTGATGATGGATTATTACAATTTGATTCTAAACTTGATCAATATGTTATAGACACACTGGCACAATTTATGTTACAAATGTATCAGGAAAGACAAGTATCTCTAACGAATAAAAGAATATCAATCGTTGGGAAAGATTTGTCTGTGGATGGAAGTGGACATAGTAAAACAGCGGAAAAAGCTCATCTTGAATATATATCGTGGAATTCTAGTGATATGATTGAAAAGCAAAAGCCTACTGCTTACACATAGGAGGTATCAAATGAAAGAATGGTATCTTATTGGTAATAAAACAAAACCAAACATGTTAGGTGGCTATGAAAATCAAAGTTTTCTTGACTATAAAGAAGATGCTTTTGCAGAATCTTTAGAGACAGATATTGCTACTACTGTTCTATTATGTAATAGTGATTTATCAATAAAAAAAGAAATCCGTTGTATTATGCAGGGAAATGTTGCAGATACCCAATTACAATCTATGAAGCGAAAAGGATTGTTTACTCGTGGAACTGTAAAAGATGGAATGTATATTTTCTTTGAAAATGGATATTGGCTTATTATGGGATTTCCAGGAACAAATGGCATTTATGAAAAAGCAACTATGAATCTTTGTCAATTTCAATTAAGATGGCAAAATACAGACGGGAAAATCATCGAGCGCTGGGCTTATACCGAGGATTTTACTAAATATTCAAACGGATTAACAGGCAATAACACTCTTACAATAGGGGATAACCAGTATGGATTAACATTACCCATTGATAGTGAAACCAAGAAATTAAAACGTGAAATGCGCTTCCCTATTGATTTTGATGATAGTGATCAACCTGATATTTATAAGCTTACTAACAGAAAAGTTAAATTGAGTGATAATAATTATTCTGAACGTGGTGGTACAATGATTATAACTATGTCGCTTGACACTTTTAATCAAGCCGATGACAAAAAAGTTACTATGGAAAATGGACAGGAAGTATGGATTTGTAACTATAATAATTCTCACTCTCCTCTCCCATCCACTCCCCAATCTCCCGTTGATATGACAGATTTAAGGGGTAAAATTTCAGGAAATTCCTATCTGAAAAATGGATATAAACGTCCCTATACTGTAGATTTCACAGATAAAGATGGCAATATCATTAACTGGGAAGAAATTAATTTTAGATGGAATATCGTAAATAACCCAGGGGTTATTATGAATCCGCACGAAAACAAAATTGATCTATTTTTAGACAATGAAGCTTTAGTAGGATCTTCTTTTTTACTACAAATAATTATTTCTGAAAGGGTTTCAACAGAATTTGAAATAATCATAATCGAATAACGGAGGTGACTCCAATATCCAATCTATACAATGCATCAAAGTATAAAAATGTCATTATAAATCTTCTTCTAAAAGATAATGATTTTGTAACATTGATGAATCCGCAAAAACCACCACATAATCAATTAAGGATACAAGATATGCTTCTTGGTGGCACATGGTTTATTGACAACAAGAAATACGAAGTTCAAAGACAACTTTTTGATCATAACTTTGTAACGGATACTATTGAAGATGAAAAAACATTTGTATTTGTTGAAACAGATATTGATATGATTCGACAAAATATCTTTACTGACTTTAATTTATACATATGTATTTTTACAGCAAAAACGCTGATGAGAATAACTGACAACTCTATTCCTTCAATCAATGAAGTTGAAGAAATGGGATACGAGGTAGGACACTATGGAAACCGTATAGATATATTATGTGATATTGTAGACAGGATTTTAAATGGCAATAAAAAAATCAAAGGTATCAGTGAGGTAACACCTGCTCAGAGAGGATTTTGTACAATATATTCCCCTAATACCAAATATTATGGGAAATGTTTAAAATACAATATCTCAAATTTTAATGATGCGGAGGAATACTGTGAAAATTAATAAAGATACCCTTCTTCCTTATCTTATCTTTGATGATCAATTTCCATATAATGAAAACATTACATTACCTCCTGTCACAATGAAAGATGTTATATTATTTCAAAGTTTATCAAGTGCAATCACAGTAAGAAAAAACAGTGTATTTCATAGCAAAAAGATAATTAAAATGGATTATCTTAGCTTCTTGTTTTTTGCTTTAGGAAACACAGAACTAGAAAACGAATATAACATTCTTGGATTATCTCAATATTTGTTATTTGCCATCAAGCTATTACAACTATGCTGTAAAGATCAAAATGTAAAAATATCTCAAGAAGGAATTTTTATCAATGATAAAATTATCACTCCTGAAATATTTGATGATTTAAGAAGGATAATTATCATTCAAAATGAGATTGATTTTGACATTGATGAGTTTCTAAATTATGATACAGAACAAAGGCTGCTCAGAGCACAGAAGGATCTGAATAAAGATGATATCAAAGCAACGATTGAAGATTATATTGATTCTTTAGTAATTGCTATGAACACTACTGAAGAATATATTAAAAATATGACAATTAGAAAGTTCTGGCGTTATATTAAACGATATCAACTTCACGAAAGATATACAATTACTAAAACAGGGGAATGCAGTGGAATGATTTCACTTAAAGAACCTATTAAACACTGGATGATGTCTCTTGAAGATGATGACAAATATAAGGATTTAAAAGCCAATGAAAACTCTTTAAAAGAAAAAATAGCAAACGCAAACGGTTAATTTAGAACAGATTTTATCTGTTCTTTTTTATTTAAACAAAATGGAGGAAATAAAATGTCTAAGAAAAATAACAATGAGAAAAATTTTTTAGTTAGTACAGCAGATTTTGCATTTTATATAGATGATATTCTTGCATGTACTGGCACTACAAACTTAAATGCATCTCTTGAAGTTTCTATGGAAGAACAAGAGGTTAAAGCTGGAAAAGGTAATAAGCTCTTGTATGCGTTTAAATATGGACGGGCTTTAAGTGCTACTCTGGAGGCTGCTGATTGGAAACTTGAATATATTGCAATGGCTTCTGGTTCAAAGATTACAGAAGGCATGAGAGATGTGTATAAGCTAGGAGAATGTGTAATTCTAACAGATGGAATTGGTGTTCTCTCTACCACTCCAATAGGAAATATTGCTGTAGAAATGCCAAACGGAACAATTGTCACAGTAGAACCTACTGGAACAACGATTGATATGACCAAATATGGTTTAACAAATAAGAAGAATTCTGTAAAGGCAACCTATAAATATAGCAGAACTGCGAAAAGCATTACAATTGATGCTGAATCCACACCATTTGTAGGACGTCTTGTTCTTGATGCTGATAAGCACAGTAATAAACTAGGAAAAGTTGGAAGTGTTCAAATTGAAATTCCATCATATCAGTTGAATGGTAATTTTAATATTGAGTTTACCCCTGATGGCGTTACTTCTACTTCTTTGGAAGGAAAAGCACTTGCAGTTGAAGGTGACACTTGTGCTGATGGTAGTGTATATGCATATATTACTGAGTTTGATGAAACAGAAAAGGCAATTACTGTAACTGAAATTGCTGCTACTCCTGACAAAATTAACCTTGATACAACCATAAATACGACTGCAACAATTTCTGTTATTGGTTTAAAAGGAGGTCTTTACTCTCCTATTGAGCTAGAAAATACAGACTGTACTTTTGTTAGTGATACGCCCGCTACTGCTACAGTAGATACAGATGGTATCGTTACTGCGGTTGCGTCTGGTACAGCAAAAGTTACGATTTCCTATAATGGAGTTTCAGACGAAATTACGGTTATTGTTGCGTAATGATATAAAAGTCAAAAGGGATAGATAGTGAAAAATTGTCTATCCCTTCTATATAAAAGGGGTATATAAGATGATTGAAAACAAAATAAATGCAGATGAAATTTTACCTGAAACAGAAAAAGATGAGAATACCAAAAAGAAATTGAAAAGTAATCTACGAAAAGATGAATTTAAGACAAAAGAATGTCCTGTAATTTCTTATAATAAACAATCCAATACATTAGATATTATGTTTGATAAATATGGTATAAGAATGAAAAATGTGAAGAATTTTACTGGAAATATTGTGAATGTAAAGTATAAAGGCGAGATAGGAAAAACTAATTTTGAAATAGCATTATAGGTGATTTTATGTGCAAAAATTCTTATGAACAAGTATCCAAGCGTACAGGGAAAACTATGATTTTTTGTAAGCTTATGGGTGCCGAAGCTACATTAAGCCAGCTATGTATCAGTCAAAAATATTGTATAGATAAGGACAGATATGTTGAGATAGATCAGAAAAAGGACTGCAAATATTATGAATAAAATGAGTGTAAATAGATTAGTGTATATTATTGATGGGTAGGATATAAGCTAATCTATTTTTAGTAATATATCTTACCCATTTTTTTACGAAATGGGGTGAAGATTATGACAAAAATTGACCATGAATATAGCTGTGTGTGGATAGATGAATTTAATTATCTTACAAAACATGGAATCAAATATACCTTTGTGAAAACTGTAGATGGTGTTACTGTATGGAAATTTAAAAAGAATTCTGAATTATTTAATAGATTAGCTGATTTTTATAAAAACGTATATTCTAAGTAATTTTATATGGAGATGATATGATATTGAAACAATATAAAACTCATAAAGAAACAATTGAAATATTGGAAAGAAAACGCAGAATTGCTGAAATGAAAAAAGAGGAAAGGCAACTAAAACTTCAAATTTTCAAATTATATCTCCCATTTCATTTCAAGCTTAAATTTAATAAACTTATAGTATTGCTTTGTATTTGTACCATTGTTTTATATACAATTGCAGCTATTTTATTACAAAAGTATACCATGATGGAATTAAGTCCTACTCTTACAACATGTGTATACGCATTCTTTGGTACAGAATTAATAGGTCTAGCAGGTATTAAAATATGTGATACAAAGCATTCACAGGTTTATAGTTATAGTAATACTGGTATATCAGATGATTATATGAATGAAGACACTGAAACGGTCGGATAAGGAGAAAGTATGAGTATTTTAGATGGTATTAAGAATTTTTTGGAATTTATTAATAATAATTGGACTTCTATAGCAGTTGTAATCGGACTTGCAATTGTGGTTGCAAAGAAGGCTATTGCTTATTTTATTAAATCTGATGAAGAAAAAATTGATATTGCACAGAAACAGATTAAAGAAATAATGTTGAAACTAATTACAGACGCAGAACAGGATTATGACGAGTGGAAGTTGGCTGGATCAATTAAACGTGCGCAGGTTATAGATGAAATTTTCGCAAACTACCCCATTTTGTCAAAAGTTACAGATCAGAAAGAATTGATTAAATGGATTGACGATGCCATTGATGATTCTCTTGTAACTTTGAGGAAGATTGTTGAAGAAAATAAGAAACAAATATGATGGATTATAGAAAAGATAATAATTGGACTGTTTATATACACATTATTTCAAAAGAAGTATCTGGATACGAATGGGATAAATATTATGTTGGTATAACGAGTCAGAATCCAAAAAGACGTTGGGGATCTGGATATGGATACAAAGGTAATGTATATTTTTACCGTTCGATACAAAAGTATGGTTGGGAGAATATTTCTCATGAAATAATAGCGGAGCATTTAACACTAGATGAGGCTTGCAATATGGAGATATCGTTAATTAAGGCTCTGAACGCTAATCTATATCAATATGGATATAATCTTACAGAAGGCGGTGATACATATCTCCATAGAAATTATAAAGGCGAAAATAATCCTCAAGCAAAGAAAATTTATAAATTTGATAAAAATTTTAATTTTATTGAGGAATTTAATTCATCAATCGAAGCAGACATTGTGACTAATTCGCATTCTGCTGAAGCGGCAAGAGATGGTTATTCAAGCGGTGGCTTTTATTGGGCGAGAGAAAATAATATTTTTATAGATGATAGTGGTATAATCCATATGAAAAATAATCCAAATATTATTGTAAGAAAAGAAATTTTTCAATTTGACAAAAACTATAATTTCATAAATAGATATAAGTCTACCAGAGACGTGTGGAGAAAAACAAATATTTTTCATACAACAATAAATGAAGCTGCTAAAAGAAGAAGTATATGTCATGATTTTTATTGGTTATATAAAGATGATATTGAAACTGTCTCTTATACACATCTCCGAGCCCACGAGACTCCTGAGCATCTCGTATGCCGTCTTCTGCTTGAAAAAAAAAAAAAAAAAAAA